CTACGCCGTCTGAATCATTTTGCAATTTTATTGTGCCGTCTGTGAAAGATTTTGTGCCTTCCAGTTCAGGATAAGCAGCAATTATTGTGTCGTAAAGTGTCATTATAGTCCTCTAATCCATACGCCTGAGAATTGTGTTTGTCCGCTGCCACTGTCAATGCGCGGATTTCCTGAGTTGCCAATGTATGCATAAACTTCAACATAATCTGTTGTGCCATTCATAGCAACAACCATGCCACCTGCTGCGCCAAAGTTTATTAAGGCGGTTGCTGCCGAGGAATAGCGATTGTAAACTGTGCCGTTTTTGTAAAAGTATCCAACAAAATCGCCTGCTGAGTTAGAACTTAAAATGATTGAAGCATTTATTTGATAATAACCTGCCGTTGTTGGTGTAAATCTACTTGAAGCGAAATTGCCAGCAGTGTCGAAATCTTCTGTCCCGAAAGTAACTTTTGTGGCAGTAGCCGCCGAAATTAACTGTTCTGCCGCACTACGCGCCGAAAACGCTGGACCACTTGCTGCTGCGACTGTTGCCCAGCTTGGAACACCAGCAGCGACAGTTAAGACTTGACCAGTAGTGCCAATTCCAAGACGTGTGTTTGTGTTCGCAGTAGCTGATGAATAAGCAATATCGCCAAGCGTTGTGCCAGGTTGTAATGCTTTTAGTCGTGTATCAACGCCTTGCAGGGCAACATCAAAGTCGGCTGGAAGATCGGTAACTAAATCGGTGGCCGTCGGTAAAACGAAGCCATAGTTTGTTGTTGGATTTGCGATGAGAGTTTCCTTTCCTTAGGACACTATTGTGGCATATTGCCACTCTAAAGTCGGCGACACGGTATTCCATTGTTCAGTTATTGGCACGTCATTCCAGCGCATTGCCTGCAATGAATAAGCCAATGGGGAAAGCAATAAAGTCACCGAAAGTTGATTGTATGAAGCCTGAAACGACCAGCCTTCAACAAAGCCCTGAAACGCGCCTGAACTCATGTTTAAAGGCAAATTGTTCAAGGCTATGGCTTCACCCATAAAAATGCCAATAAGGTTGTCGCGATCAGAATTGTCCAATTCAGGGTTTGTCAGGTCAAACGTAATTTCGCTAAAAATCGGCTGCGGGTTAGCGCGTAGGGACAAATAGAACGCGGCTTGTGCATTGGCGTCAGCTGCGTCATGCAATGTTGTCGTGATGATTTGTGCAAGATTGCCGTAAATAGCAATTGAGGCTGGGTCGGTGTCCGACACGTCGTTTTGACTGTTTGTGCCATATTTGATTGTTATTGCATTGCGTACATCTCCAACGCGGGTTTCAATTCTAAGTCCCGTCCCACGGGCGTGATTTGCGTCAAGGTCAACGTAACCATTGGCTGCAAGATATGTTGTTCGGTGGGTTGAATCGGCATACCCAATGCGACCTTGCGCGTCTTCATAGATATACCCAAGCCCTGATGTTGCAAGTGCTGCAACCAGCGAATACACGTCAATTGGGTCATTGCCTTGGGCTGCCAAATCGTAATTGCCAGGTGTGTCAATTTCTCCAAGCCCGTTGTTTTCCGCATTTGCCCATGTTGTTGTTGCTGGATAGGTTGCCCATGTCAAACCGCCCGCAACCTGTTGCCATTGGTTGTATAAAACTTGACTTAATACTTCCAAGATTTGATCGCCGTCAAAATCGCGAGCAAGGTTTTCCCTACGGATTACTTTCGGCAAGCGGGCAAGCGCGCCAAGTGCAGTGATTGAATAGGTTTGAGTGAAGGCGGTCGAACCTACTTCACGCACTTCCAATGCAATATCAACCACGTTGCCACCAAAGATTGCAACAAATACGCCTGCGGTGTCTTTGACTGAAACACTCAGTGTTGAGTTGATAGTGACTGGGATTATGGTTTGCGCCAAATCCAGCAATTGAATGTTGACATAACCTGCCTGCGCCTGCTCATAGATATTTGTCCGACCGCTGCGGATTGTTAAGTTTGCCAAGATTGCGTCAGTGTATTCAACGCCGTCAATTTCAACTAGCCAAATGGGATTCCATTGCGTCATTAGATTGCCACAAGCGCGGTTGCACCACCAGTGCCGCGGTAGTAGGAATTGTTCAAGGTTTCAACAATGGTGCGAGCAGTGCCCTCTTTGTCAATTGCCCCGTTGACCGTAATGTTGATACGCGCAGCGTTTTGGGAATCGGTGAACCCGCCACCACCAGCAGCTGCCAATCGTGCTGCATTTTGTGAATCAGTAAATCCACCACCAGCCATTGCCGCACTTGCCACGGCCGCCGCAACGCCTGACGTTGCTTTGAATGTCGCACCGCCACCGCTTGTGACGCCGCCACCCGTAGCTGCGGTAGTGCCCCCGCCACGACTTGTGACCCCACCACCGCCGCCACTAATTGCCCCTGGTGCGCCACCTACGGCAAACTCAGGAACTTTTTCATTTGATCCAATCAAAGCATTTGCACCAGCCAAAACCGCAGCAGCAAGTGCAACCGCACCAACACCAAGCAAGGGATTGAGTGCAAATGCCTGAGCAATACCAGCAACCAATGCTGACGCTTTTAACAAGTTATAGGCAGCAATTAAAGATTTGATAAGCACAATGGTGGCTTGGACGCCTGCGGCTATTTTTGTCGTAACAAAAACTGCTGCGATAATCGCGCCAACAACTGTCAATTCATCTTTTAAACTAATTATGGTTTTGATTACCTTTTTGACTTGCTCACCAAATTGGAAAGCACCCTCAGTTGCATTTTCACTTGCTTCAGTCAAACTGCCTTGACCCGTCAATCCGTTAATAAACGATTCAAGATTTGGCACGACTGTGACCAAAACAAAATCGGCTAATTGTTCAATGGCTGGCAACAATGCCGCGCCAATAGATTCTTTGGCTTCGTCCGTAGCAATTTTGATGCGTTCAAACTTAACCGCTGCCGTTTCAGCTGCGCCCTCAGCAAATCTGCCATAGGTTGTTTCCAACGATTTAATGATTGCTTCATTGTCTTTGGATTTTAATAAATTGGCGTCAAGACCTAAACCCAATTTGTTAAGCGCAACCGTATTTCCGTCGTAGGCCTTACCCAATGCATTTGCGACCGTTTCGACGGGTTTGCCCGCCGCCACACTAAGATCTAGTGCAAGATTGAGCAGGCGTTGTGCTTCTTCGGTGTCTTTGGTGCTTCTTACTAAACGACTGAAGGCTGGTCGCAATTCGTCGTCGGTAACACCCACCGCAATTGAAGTTTTGGTGATGTATTCTTCAACGCCTTTAATTTGTGCAGCAGTTGCCCCAGTGGTTGCCCTAATTGTCTCGGCAAGAATTTCCTGTGCTTTGGCATCTTCTGTGGCGGCTTTTACGGCGTCTAAACCAAATGCCAATGCCGCCGCGCCCGCAACGGCAAACGCCAATGCAGCCTTTTTGCCAAATTCTGTTGCCTTGTCGCCAAATGTTTGTGTTTCCTTGCTGGCCGTGTTTAACCCAGCGACTAAATCCTTTGTCTCAGCGAGAATGGATAATTTGAGGGTACGTGAACCAGCCATTAGTCGTACTTCCTAACTATCTTGTCAAACGCCTGTTCCCACTTCTGAATGATTTCGGGTTGGGCTGATCGTAGCGTTGGATAGATAAACCAACCGCGTGACCCGCGACCTTCGCGACCTGACCACACTGGAAATTGCTTATAGCGATTTGAACCAAATTCTGAACCGCCCCATAGTTGTTGCGTTGTACCGCCACCGCTTAATTTTTGACCAGCAAAACCAAATGAAATTTCACCAATTTTTGACGACTTGGAAACCCGTGAACCTTCAGCGACTTTGTTGTCCAAGCGATTGCGTGTGACGTTATTGGCTGCGGTCACTATTTTGCCACGCACAAAATCGGCAAGTGCGCTGGAAGATTCTTTGGCTTGTGAAATGGCTTCGTCGTCCATTGCTTTGAAAGCGCGGGTTATGGAACGTAATTCGGCTTTGTCGTAGGTAATTGCATCATCTGCCATTGCCGCGCCTTTCCATTATCTCAATCACGGTCAGAATGTCTTCGGCTGATTCAAATATGCTTGGTGGTAGCCCTGTTGCCAAGGCTACCTCCCAAACTATTCTGCTAAGACTTCCGACTGGATAACTTTTGGGTTTGCTTCACCGACAACCACGTCCGCAATGGTTTCAGTCCAAGCCTCAATTGGCTTGACTGGCTTACCAGCTGCTTCACGCTTCATTGCATGATAGGCAAGAAATACAAGATCAGAGATTCCCATTTTTTCTTGCGCTTGTGCAATGGTGTTGCCTGTGTGTTTTTCCCAACGAACCCATTCAGGTGGGGCGGCAACAAATGTTGCTTGCTCACCGTTGTTGAATTCAATTGTTATTGGTAACTTCATTTTGTCTCCCGATTGTTAGGTTTAGAACGTTTCGCTTGGATTTCCTACTACCACGAATGATAGTGAAACTGTCTGTGCGTCAGGTGCTGCACCGCCGATTGACGGAACAACTGGCATGACGTTGCAAGTAAAGACCGCACCAGTTGCAGCAGTTAATGAAACCGCCAAAACTGTATTTGGTGCGCTTTCCCATGCAGTCCAAAGTGCTTCGCAAAGTGATGAAGCCGCGCCCCAGTCTGCAAGCATTTCCACATCTAAAGTCCACTGGTCGTCAATGTGCTTGT